TATAAGCTTATACAATTTATTAAAAGATGAAGCAGATCTCTTAGAGAAATGGTCATTAGATAATTTTGATCCTACAGTTGTAAAGTTGGTAAGGAAAACAAAATATATACCATTTAATATAGGATCAAGACAACAGATAGCAGATAGATTAATGAAACTAGGATGGAAACCTGAACTTAAAACAGAGAAAGATAACATAATTATTAATGAAGCTGTATTAGATACAATAGATATGCCTGAAGCTAAAAAGTTTTCACGTTTCTTTCTCTTACAGAAACGTATAGCACAGATTAAGTCATGGATAAAAGCATGTGATGACAAGGATGGTAGAGTACATGGTAGTGTAATGACACTTAAAACTATTACAGGTCGTATGTCTCATAACTCTCCTAACATGGCACAGATACCTGCAGTTCGTTCTCCTTATGGAAAAGAATGCAGAGATTGTTGGACAGTAGATAATCCTATTACTCATTCTATTGTAGGAACTGATGCAAGTGGATTAGAACTAAGATGTTTAGCACATTATATGCATAGTATAAAAGATGGTACAGAAGATGCTAAAAAATATACTGACGCAATATTAAATGGAGATGTGCATACTATTAATATGAGGTTAGCAGGACTACATAATAGAGATCAAGCAAAAACTTTTATATATGCTTTCTTATATGGTGCAGGAGCTTTTAAGATAGGGACTATAGTAGGACAAGGAAGAGTTGCAGGACAAGCATTAATTAGTAGATTTTTAACTAGACTACCTTCTCTTAATATTTTACGTAAAGAAGTTATGAAAAAATCTGCTACAGGTTTAATAAAAGGTATTGATGGTAGACAATTATATATACGTAGTCAACATAGTGCCTTGAATACTTTAATACAAGGAGCAGGAGCAATCGTGTGTAAGCTTTGGCTTATTAAGATTATGACAAGAATTAAACAAACAGGTATTGATGCTAAACTTGTAGCATCTATCCATGATGAATATCAATTTGAAGTATTAAATACAGATGTAAATAAGTTTGGACAGCTAACTAAAGATGCTATGAAAGACACAGAGAGACAGCTACAAATGAGATGTCCTCTTGATAACACATGGAAGGTAGGAAAGACATGGGCACAGACACATTAGTAAAAGAATTTACAGGGAGAAAAGATCATGCTGATTATATTAAGCGAGGTATAAAAGTAGAGAATGATTTTATACAGACAGCTAAGTCACATGGTTACACAGTTGCAATAGCTAGTGAAGAAGAAAATATAAATAAACATATAGATTTATATCTAACATATAAAGGATTAACAGTTAGTGTAGATGTAAAGGCTAGAAGAACTGGAAATAAACAAAGAGTTCTGGATGACGCATGGACTGTTGTTGAGTTTCTAAATACAATAGGTAAGAAGGGTTGGCTCTATGGTGAGTGTGACTACTTTGTATTTGAAAGAGAGCATGACTATGTATGGTGTGATGCAAAAGAGTTAGTAGAATTAACTGACAAAGTTGTAGATAAAAATACCAGAGTAGAAAGCTACAGAGATTCTGCATACAAAACATGGGGTAGAAAACATCAAGGAAAACAAGACCTTATCTCACGAATAGAGATGAGTTATATATTAAAATTAAATAAAACATTTATTATGAAGAAAACTCTTGACAATAATGTTAGGGTATGTCATAATTCACTTATTAATAATAATGAAAGGAATAAATACATGACTAGTTATATAAATGGTACAGCCTATTGGGCACATATCATTACACCTAATTATAAATTTAGAGAAGAAGGTGAATGGAGTATTGATATTGGTAATCTTGATGCAAAGAATATTAAGATTGCTGAAGATGATGGATTAACAGTTAAGACAGATGCTATGGATAGTCAAACAAAAGGTGAAAGAAAACAGTTTGTTACTATCAAAGCTAAGACTACATGGGGAAAATCTGGTGATGCGAAGACACCACCTAAAGTTGTAGATGCAGATAGAAATCCATTTACAGAAGCAAAGTTAGGTAATGGTTCATTAGTTAATGTAAAATATCATACATATGAAAATAAACCTTATGGAATCTTTGGTGATTTAGAAGCAGTACAAGTTCTTAATTTTGTACCTGCACCTGAACAAGAAGAAGATACTGTTGATGGCTTTCCTATAGTTAAAGATGGCTATAAAAGTACACCTAATGAGGACATAGACTTTCCACAAGTAAGTTAACTAACTTAGAAAGGATAGAGAGATATTTATAAAATAGTATCTCTCTATTATTTATCATGAAAACTATTGATACTTTAGTAAAAGATATGTATGATTTATTTGATCCTCTTATAGCTTCAACTTTAAAAGAAGAAGAAGTTGATGCTCATTTAGATTCTTTTACACAGAGTCTTAAACAAACTATAAAGGGATTACTTAATGAAAAACCTAGAGAAAGAGGTAAGTTAAGATTATCTGCTATAGGTAGACCTGCCAGACAACTATGGTATGATAAAAATTCTAAGGAAGAACCTAAACCTTTAGCATCAAACACAAGGATTAAGTTTTTGTATGGACATTTGTTAGAAGATGTACTAATTCTTTTAGCTCGTCTTGCAGGACATACAGTAACTGATTTACAAAAACAAGTTAATGTATATGGAATAGTAGGACATCAAGATTGTATGATAGATGGTATTCTTGTAGATTGTAAGAGTGCATCAGGTAAAAGCTTTGAGAAGTTCTCTAAGGATACCTTATCTACTGATGATCCCTTTGGATATATAGCACAGATCTCTGCTTATGCTGAAGGTAATAATGTAGATGAAGCTGCTTTCTTAGCCATAGATAAACAACATGGTAACATATGTTTAACTCGTATACATTCAATGGATATGATCAATGTTAAAAAAAGAATTGAATATCTTAAAGGATCTATGGATGAATCTAATCCACCTGATAAGTGTTATGATGATGTACCTGATGGAGCTAGTGGTAATCGTAAGCTTGCTATTGGTTGCTTCTATTGTTTACATAATCGTACTTGTTGGAGTGATACGAATGAAGGTAAAGGCTTACGTGTATTCAACTATGCAAATGGTCACAGGTATCTTACGAAGGTTGGTAAAGAACCTAATGTAGAAGAAGTTACAGATTGGTAAGTCATTGGGTTAGGTATAAAACTGAAGAACCTTTCATACCTAACCTTGATAAGTTTGGGTTCGTTTATCTTATAACAAATACACAAACTACTAAAGCATATGTAGGTTATAAGCAATACTATATAGGTAAAGCTAAGAAACAATCTAAGTGGCAAACTTATGTGAGTTCTTCTAAGTATGTAAAGGATGATATAGAAAAGATAGGTAAAGAACATTTTACTTTTGAAGCTATAGCTGAGTATAAAAACAAAAGAAGTTTAAGATACTATGAGATGTACTACCAAGTAAAATGGAATGTACTTACTTCTACTATAGAAGGTAGTAATGAACCTGCTTTTTATAATTTACATGTAGGAGGTAACTTTTATAGACCTGTTGAAAGTTATACACCTCTTACAGAAGAGACTAAAAGAAAGATAGGTGAAAAACAGATGGGAAAAAATAATTCTTTTTATGGTAGAAAACATTCAGAAGAAAGTAAAAAGAACATAAGCCAAACTCTAAAAGACATTGGTCATCTTCCTCCTCTTTCTTATGGAGATACAAATTATAACTATAGAGGTAAAACAGAATTTTATCTTAACAATAAACAAATGGTTGTTGATTGTTTAGGTGAATGGGCAGTTAAAAATGGTTATAATAGAGGAAGTTTAAATGCAATAGCACTAACATTTAAACAAGGATATTATGGTAAAAAAAATAAGAAATCATTTTTTTGTAATGGACCTTTAGGAACTATAACAAAAGTAAAAAGATTAGGAAAGGAGGAAACAAATGTCAATCAAGAAAGCAATGTACGACACAGCACTAGCTGAGTTTGAAGCTCAAAGAGATAAGGCTCTAGCTACTGCACGTATATACTTGGAGCATCCTGTTGGTATAGGAGAACATCCCCAAGTTATTGATGAATTTATTAAACAAATAAAGATAGCTGCTGATTCAGAAGAAGCTGCTTCTATGTTAATAGATACGTTTAGAGATGAATTAATACCAGAAGATTAATTAATGGATGAAGATTACGTTAATCTAATAACAGAATTAGAGCAACAAGATAGTAGTAATGAACGAATACTTTTTTTGTCTGTTATATTTCAAGCGTTATTAGATGCAACAAAAATAAAAAGTAAAGTAGAATCACCACGTACAAGTGTTGAAAGAGCAAATGCTCGTGCCTGGTTCTTCTCTAGTGTAGGAGTAACATGTGATAACTTTGAGTATGTTTGTGAGAATGCAGGTATGAATGCAGATTATACAAGAAGTTTTGCAATTAAAGTAATTAATTCAAAGGAGATAAAATATGTCAGACAAAAAATCAGAAGAGTCTTGGACAAATCCTGAAGAAGATAGAGGATGGTCACGAGAAAGTCACGAACAATATATGGCTAGACGTAGTGAAGAAGAAGATTTAATTAATAAAGAAAGGTTTAGTAAAACTAAAGCTACTGATAGTCAAGTAGGTGGAGATCACTATAAAGATTGTGTAATACAACCTGTAGAATATATTATTAAAAATAAACTTGACTTCT